CTCGACAATGGCGCGATCTTTCTGGTGCGCTATCTCGACTTCGGGCCAGAAAGCATTTTCGTGCGCGCCTATCACGCCACGAGCTTGATCGACCGGCGCATCATTGCGTATCCAGCCGGCAGCACGTATACCACGAAGGCGGCGGCGTCGGCTGACGATCAGATCAAGGCGTTTGTGAATGAAAACATGCTGGCCGGCATTGTCGGCGCGGATCGGGATGGCGTCGAAACGTATGCGGATGTCAGCGCGTATTTGACCAAGCAGGCCAATCTCAGCCAGGGCGCAAGCGTGGCAAAGAGCGGCGCGCGGCGGCGGCTATTGGACGTGTGTACCGACCTTGCGAACGCCAGCGCCACCGCCGGAACGTATTTGACGTTTGAGGTATTCGCCAGTAGCGAGACGACCCTAGAACTGCGCACGTATGCCACCCAGCGCGGCGTCGACCGCCGCGCTGGCACCGCCAATCAAGTGATCCTCTCACAACTGCGCGGCAACTTGACCGATGCGCATCTTGTGATTGACTACACGGAAGCGGCAAGTTTTATCGTCGCTGGGGGGCAAGGGCAAGAAACCGAGCGATTGATCGGCACGGCGTTTGATGCGACGCGCGCCGCAAATAGCCCATTTGGGCGGATTGAGCGCTTCCGGGACGCAGCCAATGTCGCTACGCAGGCAGCGGTTGACGATGAGGCGGATACCCAGCTCAGGGCCGCGCGACCGCTAATCCTGTTTACGGGCGAGCTGGTGGAGACGCCAGCATTAACCAGGGGGATTGATTTTGATCTCGGCGATATTGTCACCGCCGAGCATCCCCAGAGTGGGCAGCAATACGATGTACGGCTTGATGTCATCCGCGAAAGCATCACCAGCCAGGGCCGGCGGATCGGCTGCGGCCTACGGAGTTTGACATGAGCGAGCCATTAATCAAGCCCAACCCCATGCTTAAACTGTTGCAGGATAACAACACGCGCCTGAAGCAGACCGAGACAAAGGAAGTTCCGATTTATGATACCGGCACCTATACGCCAACCTACTTAGGCGGCACCACGCCGGGAGCGACGACCTACACGGTACAGCAGGGCGCATGGACACGAATCGGCAACATGGTATTTGTAACCGGCACCGTGCAATGGAGTGCTGCGACCGGCACCGGCAATGCTCGAATCTCGCTCCCGTTCACTGCCGTCAATGTCGCAAATCAAAACCACTCGGGAGCGCTCTGGATTGCAACCGTCACGTTCGCCAATGGCACGCCGCAGATCCTTATCAGCCCAAATACGGCCTATTTCATCATGACAAGCCCGCTGACGAACGCTGCCAACACCACCGTGGTAATAGAAGCGTCAGGCGTGGTTGCCTTTACATGTCATTATCGCGTTACGTAAGGAGTTGTTATGCCATTTATTCCTTTTGCTGGCCCCTATGTAAATCACATTGGATCGTGTATCCATCCGGTTGACAGTACCATCTACCTGGCCGTCACGTTTCACCCAAACGGGCAAGGCCCGTACAATCTGCAAATTTGGGAGCATAAAGTGCCGTATAGCGCCGCGCCGATCCTCGTGCGTAATTGGGAGCAAGGCCAGCCCGAATCACCGGGGCCGTTCGGCTATTGCAGTCTAGAATGCTTGCCGAACGGGGCGCTCTACATCGCAGCAGCAGGCGGCGTAGCGAGCGCCAGCAGCATCGTACCAGCGTTTCGGATTGAGCCAAACATGTGCGCGCCGTTCACGCCGGGCGGCGTGCCAGGGCCGCGCGGCCCGCAAGGGCCACAAGGGCCACAGGGCGTACCAGGGCCAAAAGGGGATAAAGGTGATCCGGGATCGGGCGGAGTCTTATCCGCACGCTATACCGATGCGTTGAACCGGCTCTGCGTATGGCTTGGCATCCCGTAGAGACACAAAAGCCCCCGATCGTATGATCGGGGGCTTTTGGCGGCTCACCACTTCACATCAACCATCCTTTCTTGTGTAGCTTCTGAGCCTGGCAATCGCCAGCTCGGCCTCGCGCGCCTGCGTATCCACGACCTCGCGCTGCCATTTCAGCACGGCCTCACGATAGACGTACAGTGCCTCCACTTGCGTCTCGAGCGTGCCATGCGTCAGCGCGGCCATGACTGCTTCCCACGCCTCGGATTTGTCAACGGGCGGCGCAATAGCGGTAGCGATAAGCGCCGTGCATTGTTCGGTGAGATCGGCAAATTCCTCCGCTGGCATGCCGTCAAGCGGTAGCAGATTGGTCAACTGAAACCAGCATTGGGCTGCACGTTCGGAGATTGATGGCATACTACCTCCCGATTGTTAAAAAATACAGAACCACCAGTCCAGCACCAAAGAGCGCGCCGGCCGCGAACAGGCAGCCAAACAGCGGGCGCATGTCGTAATCAGGCATTACTTGCACACTCCTTTCGCTTTGTACGCCTTACCATGGCGCATCTTCGCAACAGCGTCTAGTCCCGTCTCATGACAGTACTTGCACTCGCCATCGGCAACCACTGGCACGGATACGCTGTCTGTGCTTACTGGCTTGCTATGCGCTAGAACAGGCCGCGCCGCGCCAAGGGGCGCACGCGGCTGCGCCGTCTTAACCTCTTTGGGCAATGTGCCAAGTCGCGTAAGAAGTTGCTCTAACAACTTTGACAAACAGAACACAAGCCATGGCACCGCAAGATTAGCGACAAGCCAGAGCGTAGCGGCGACGAAATAGGCTGGCTTGTCAGCGCCGAACTTGAACAGCGTATCCACGCCGCCTTTCAGATAGCCTGCTGACAGGTTGCCGAGCGCTTGCACGCTTAGGATAGCCAGCAGCGCGCGATTGGCCCATGGCTTGGATTTGTCGTCAAGTGCTCCCGAACCTGCGATCAGTGCCACGGCGGCAAGCTCGACCACAACCGCAGCCGCGTAGGCATTTTGCGTGCTTTCTTCAAACAACTCGAACAGCCATGCAGTGCGCTCTAGGCTGTACGCCAGCAGGCAGAGCAGCGCGATAGCGATTGCGATAATGCCGATCCATACACGGTTTCGTGCGTTCATGAAAATACGTACTTTCTGATTAGCTAACCGATCCGTGCGTGCGCTTAATTCTTTAGTCCTAGCTCTTTGCGCACGTCCGTCCAAAGGCTATTTTCAAACGGCATGCCGAGCAACGTCATGCGCTCGCGTGCGTATTCGCGCGTCTTTCCAGCGGCAGCCATCGCCTTGAGATACAGCCGCGTCCGCTGTCCGTCCGCTGTCCGTCCGTCCGGTGTTGGCATCGAAAGCAGATCGGCGGCCGAAAATGAGGCGCTTACCGTTGCGGACGGACGCGCCGCCGCGCTGACCACCGACTTGCTAGACTGTGGTGCGATTGCTTGCCAGGGCCGCGCCAGATGCGCCACATAGCGCCGTGCAAGGGTCTGCACATTCGATGTGTCGAGCGCATGGATCTGATTACGATACTCCATCGTCGCAGTAAATTGCTTGTTCTCAATCAACCGCTCTAGCTCGCTGCGGCGCGGTTCGCGCGCCTCTCTCACCAATTCAATCGACTGATCGCCTAATGCGATACGGGTGAAATTCTCGCGCATGCGCGTGTTGATTTGAATATCCTGCACCAGCGGGCTTTGTGTCATCAAGATCACGCTAATGCGCACCTTGCGCGCCTCACTGCCGAGTTGCTTGGCAAAGCTCATCCAGCGCTGATCACGCAGGCGCTTGCCGTCGAAACACCATTCCACCAGCGCCGGTACTTCATCAATAAATACCGTCAAGCGGTCAAAGTCCTCTGTTTTCTTGCCCTGATCGAAGTCCTTATACCGTTTATCCATCTCATCAAGCACCAGACCAAGCGCGTTCATGACCTCATCATAGCCGCGCCCGCCTCCGATGGCCGGCAGTCCACACCACTTGCCTGGCTGATAATGCGGGTCAAGCACATACAGCAGCTCGCCAGCCATGGCCCGCTGGGCAATCACGGCTTCGGCCATCGTGGTCTTGCCTGCTTCCGTGCGGCCGGCAATCATCAAATGTGGCGTGCGGTCAATCCAGCCGAGCCATTCTTGATCGGCAACCAGCGCAATCCCTAGGGCGGCGTCAGGCACAAGCTCGCCATCCGTCACATCGCCGCTATTCAGCATCGGCATATCCGGTACGGTCGTATTCGTGACTTGCGCAGCGACTGGGAAAAGTCGCTTTGCATACTCCCGATCCACGTCAACCAAACGCGGTAGCATATCCGGCGCGTGGGCATTCCAGATCGGCACCTTGTAGCCGCGTTGCTCAATCAGGATTGCTCTCAGCACGGCGCTACTCAGCGCACGCAGGGAAATATACCCGAACACGATCCACAGCGCGGCCTTCAACCACACGTCGCCGCCGCCATATTGCAGCCACGCGCGCACATCACGCCCGAATAGCCAGTAGCCAATCAGCAGCAGCAGCAGCGCAAAGCCGCACAGCACGGCCAGCGAGCGCCAGTCGGGTAGCCAGCGGCGTGGTTGCTGCCATGGCGCGCTATCGTGCGCCTGTACGGCCTGTGGCACGCGGTCTACGTTGTCGATTTGCAGGTGCTTTGGCCCCACGAGCATACCTCACTGTGCGTTTGCCGTTCCGATCGTAGTGGACTGAAACTATCCGTCGATGTGCCTTGACCTGCGTGCCGTTGCGCTTGCGATAGGCCTTGATGAGGCGTCCCGCGCCGTTGATGGCGCGGTCGCGTATGCGGCCTGTGGCACGGTCGAAGCGCTTGATCCCGCGCCATAGGCGTTTGATAAGCGTCACGACTTACTGCTACTTGAACTACTCGACTTGAACTTGAATAGGATATCGCATAGCAGATAGATCCCGTACGCCTGCCAATAACCGATAACTGGCCCATGGAACAGATCAGGCACAAGCCAATTCCAAAGCCACATCACAGGAAAGGCGATCAGGAATCCCATCACCGCTGACAACGCGATAACACCTAAAATCACGGCGGCGAATACGATAATTTTTTCCATGCCAACATCCTATGCTAATCGAACAATCGCCACGGCAATACCCCATCTCGGCCGCTGAATGCTCCAAATCCGCAGCCGCCGCGCCCGCTGTAACGCGGGACGCGGCTGGTAGTGCGTGCGGAGCTGCGGAGAGAGGCCACAAAGCCAGAACGTCAGCCCCAGTAGAATGAACAGTGCAAACTTCATGGCATCTCTCCTTACCGGTTTAGTAGTTCAGCGCGTCGTATGCCGCCGCGTCCCACACTGGCGCGCTGTCCGGCAGTGTGTGCATGACCGGCACGAGCCGAACCTCGTCGCCATCGCGGAGTGCGACTTCGCCGAATTCGGCGAACGGGCTTTCGGTCGGCAGAAGCGGCTGACCAATCGTGCCGTTGTACTCGGCATGCACGTTCAGAATGGTCTCACTCACGATCAATGGATGGCTCATGGTATCCTCCTGTATGCTATCGACCGGCACAGCGCCGATCGTTATGCCCACTTATTCAATGCGGCGATGATTGCCGCAACCACGAACGCCCACGCCACGGATTCTGCCTGCGTGGCGTTGCCGAGATGCGCCAGCGCGTAGCCGATCGCCAGCAATCCGCCGATAAGCAGCGGCAGGCCAGAACGACGTTGCGGCGTCACGTCTTTGATTGGCGCAAGATCGAACGTGCTATGCTCATAGCGCACTGGCACAATATCTGTTGGCTCAATCACAGCGCACCTCGAATCGCATCAAGCTTGCGCTTGAGTTCGTCGCGCTCGTCCAGCGCCGCGTTTAGTTTGCGCTCTAGCTCTGCGGCCAGCTCCAGCGCCGTATCATCAACCACGGCAGGCGGCGTGCCGGCCATACCGTCAAGCCAGGCTAGCACTTGCGCATATTCGCGCGGTTTATATGCTTTGCGGATGTTGATGATCTTGTTGCGCGGGTGCTTGGTCGCGGGGTCAACCTCGATAATCGTCGTGTAAATGCGCAACGTTCCCGGCTGCTCTTGATAGGCCAGCAGCAAGAGGCGCTCGTGTAAATAGAGCCTGCCGATCCGTGCAACCATTGGCATCGCGCATGGCACGGCGTCAACTGGCGTTGTTGGGATAGACGCTGGCGCAGACACTACGGGCATCGTACCAAAACGCCAACCGTTCGGCGTTTGATAGACGACACGCATGCTCTTGAGTTGATTCACAAGCGCGCCAGAATATTGCTTTGCATTTAGCCCAAGCGCTTCTGCGGCTTGTTTGCCCGTAAACTCCCGATCGCCAAACTCAGCCTTGAGCTTTTCGATGTCCTGTGGTATCATCTCGCTAACCTCTTCTTGCTACGAGCCGTGGGCTATGCCTGCGGCTCTTTGCTTGTCAATCTTCCGATACAAGATCACCCGCTCATACCCCAGCGCCGCAAGAATTGACGGGCCAGGATCGCGCCGGCCGTTCAACGTGTCCGAAAGCGTAGCCGGCCAAACGTTATGCGCCTTTGCCCACTTTTCCTGTTGCGTGGGCGGCGCTTGCTCTTTGAGCAGCGCGATCAGCTCCTCTTGTGTGATCACTTGCCCTCCGGTGCAGGCACATAATCAGGGTTGATGGCATTCAAATCCGCTCCTGAATATGCTGCCCACCCAAGCCTATCGATGGTGTACCCCGCCGCTAGCAATTCGATGATTTTCTTATCGGCAGTCCGCTTGTTTCGGAATGTAAGCGTTTTGGCTATGCCATCTGTAGTGTAGGTGATTGCCGTCGCGTTCAAGTGAACAAAGAATGTGTTCATATTCAATCCTTTACTTATTTATAAACGTTAGTATACACCCTCATCTTGCGCTTGTCAAGAGGGCAAAGCAATGCCCACTTGCGCGGGCATAGGCGGGGGGGGATTACGCGAGGCGCTTACTTTGTCGTGTACGGCTGGCCCAACTGAGGCGACTGGTGCGATTGTAGGCACGGCGGCGGGCGACTGGCAAGGCGCGCACGGTTGGACGCGCGCACCAGGCATCGAACATATTGCGCATGGCCGATGCGCCGAACGTGAGATAGTCCGGCGTAATGCCAAGCGCCTCAAACGGGGGATACTCCATCATCGTGCGTCCTCCAAGAGCTTGCGAATGGCGGCAATCTGGCGCTGGGTGCGCTCCAGATCGGCGCGGGTGGCATCGAGCTGTTTACGGTACTGATCGGCTAGGTCTTGTGCCACTTGCGTGGCTTTGCGTGCGGCGTGCAGCTCGGCATTGTAGTCTGGCTCGGCTTGCACCGTCATAGCATCCTTACGTGTATCTCGACACACACAGGCCCGCGCTGTTTGTGCTGGCATAACTCCATCAAGTAGCGATCGTCAATCCCGAACGCATCAGCCAGCGCATCGACCAGCAGCTTGCTTTTGCCATCCAAATCCCACATCATCACATTCGGAGCCTGGTACACAACCTCGATAGCAAACGGCTGTTTGGGCGCAAGATCAAAGCCTTGTAAACGGCCCGCGTTGCGAATGATAGTCGTTGCGGCGTCTTTCCAGGCCCGCGCCGCGCCGGATAGGACGCGGCGCTGTTTGCCTTTCACGACGATGGTTGCATACAAGTTATTGAGCGAGGGCGGCATGCTATCGAGCGTGACAATGAGCGCGGCAACGGCGGCATGTGGCATGGCTATAGCTCCTTCAAATTGGGGTATTGACATTTATATAATACATATGATATAATGGCTTCAAGTTAAAGAAGTAGTAACGAAAGAGGTGGCACAATGGGATTCAATATCAACGACTACGTGTACATCATTCCGACCGGCGATCCGATGATTGATTGCTTTCTGAACCAGCAGATGACGATTACTGATATTATCCGCACGCCGTATGAGACAGTTGTTAGTCGGTCGTCAGGCGCTCAATATACAACGTGGTTCAATCGATACGAACTGACAAGCAATGAGACGGGCGCAAAGATCACCGTAATCGACGGTGAAATGGAGTACCGCAATGTTTAATGTAGGTGATAAGGTAGGCTTGATCGATACGGGCAACGATTACACGGATACGTTCGCTGGGCAGGAAGTGGAAGTTATCGAACTGTTCAAGAGCGGTCAAATCGGTGTACGAACATACAACGGGATATGCCTTGTCGTGAATGCCACTGAACTTGCGCCCACGCTTCCGAGGAAGCCAGGTCGTAAGCCCGTCAAGCGCGCCGATGGAGAAAAGATTGTCAGCATAAGCGCCACACTCCCGCAAAGCTACGTTGACTATCTGCTCTCGCTCAATCCCAAAAACCTATCTGCGGCTATCCGAGATGTGATTGATAAGGCAAGGGCAGGTAGTTAACCTAAAGCCCCCGGTCGCTATACGCGCCGGGGGCTTTGTCATGCCTCTACTCCGTGTCCTCTTCGATCAACTCCTCTTGCTCGGTACTCTCATCGAACATATCCCACAATGCAGGCTGGGCCTTCTCACGCTCGGCGCGCTGCAAGTTCAGCACGGCCTGCTTGTAGTAGCTCTGCTTCAGTTCAGCCCCCACGAAGCGCCGGCCTTGTTTGACACTGACAAAGCCCTCACTGCCGATGCCCATGAACGGGCTGAGTACCAGATCGCCGGGATTCGTCCACATTTGAATAGCGCGCTCGATAACATCTAACTGCAACGGGCAGATATGCTTTTCGTCGGCGTTCTCTCGCGCGCTGGCCTTTTGCAATGTGTTGCTCTGGTTAATATCGAACCAGACCGGGCTGGCGTAGCGCTGCCATACGTCAATCGAATAGCGCTCGGCGTTGCCGGTATTGACCGGCGGCTCTTCGCCCACATAATAGGTGAATGGCCCCGCAACCGGCTTATCGTTCTCACCTGGCTTGCGCATCGTGACCAGATAATCCGGTATGCCCTGGCGGCTCATACAGCTATCTTTCTTGATCTGCTTGTGGAGCAGGCCGATCGCCTTGGTGCGCTGCATCGCCGTAGCCGGGTCTTTCCAGATAACCACTTCGCTATGAAAGTTAAAGCCCGCTTCCTGAAACATACGGATCAGATCGCCGCGAAAGTCTTTGAGCCCGATAAATCCATCGTGCGTCTTGCTGGCTGGCAGCAGCATACAATGGAAACTGATCAGTCGACCGGGCCGCAACACGCGGTACAGATCCTTGACCAGATAGATAAAGTGCGCGTAGAACTCGTCATTATCACGGCAGTTGCCCATATCGCGGGCGCTGTTTGAATAGGTGTAGAGATTTGAGAACGGCGGCGAAAAAATGCTGTAGTCGATGGAGTTATCCGCCAGACTGCGCACCATCTCGACACAATCACCCAGATGTGCCGTGAAGTTCTCGCTCTTGACGACGTTCGTTTTGTAGTCATCGCTCTGCTGGCTCAGGCCGTGAATGTTCGCGGTATTCAAGTCTTTCATCTCCGCGATCATCTGATCGGTCATCTTTTCATGATCCTTTCGTTTGCGCTCCACATTGCGTACCACCGCGCCTTCAAGCTCGCTGGTGATAATATAAATGTGGCATTCGTGCTGCTGGCCGTAGCGGTGGATACGGTGGATCGATTGATCAAGCTGCTCGAAGCTATCCGATAGGCCGACATAGGCGGCGTTGTGGCAGTGCTGCCAGTTCATGCCGAATCCGAAAATCGAAGGTTTACTGACCAGCACGCGAATAGCCCCGGTTACAAAGTCGAGTGCAGCCTTTTCCTTATGCTCGGTGGTATCGCTGCCACTCACTTCTACCGCGCCGGGGATAGCCTTTGCAAGCGCTTCGCTTTCGGCATTCAGGTTGCACCAGACGATCCAGCTTTTGGCGCTGGCATTGACCAAATCTGCAGCCGCCTGCACCCGATCGATCATGCTAATCTTGCGCGCGTTGCGTCGGTCGATCAGCGTCAATGCCTCAACCGGCATCAAATACATTTGCGCGCCGGCTGGCGCTTGCTCCTGATGCTCAACCTGCACCTCGATCTGATGATAGATCAGCGGCGGCAAATCAAAGCCCTCGTTGCTGTAGCCCAGATCAGACGGCGTGCGGAGCATCACGGCCCATGAGCAGACCCATGCCCAAAATTCCTTTTCCGCATGGCCCTTCAGTCGCCATGCGCTTGTATCGCCGCCGTCATGCACAAAAAACGTTGACAGCATCTCGGTACGGCTCATAATCCCCAAGAACTCGGCATGGTTGCCAAGCTCCATATGATCATTCGGCGCGGGTGTGGCGGTACACGCCAGCCGATACGGCGTGCGGCTGAATGCTTCGATCAACATTGTGCGCGTTTTGCCGTCAAAGCTCTTCAGGATCGAGCTTTCGTCAAGCACCACGCCTGCAAAATGCGATGGATCGAAATGAGGTAACATCTCGTAATTCGTGATGTTAATCCCTGGTTTGACATCGGCCTGCGACCGGCAGACATTGACCGGAATGCCGAACTTCTCACCTTCGCGCCGCGTCTGCTGTGCCACGGCCAAAGGCGCAAGGATCAGCACGTCTTTACCCGTGTGCTTGACCACTTGCTCTGCCCACGCAAGTTGCATCGGCGTCTTTCCCGTGCCATAGCGCGAGAAAATCGCCGCGCGACCGCGTTTGCAACTCCACGAAACAACATCCCGCTGATACTCGAACAGCATTGCAGGGATCTCGCCGGCATCAAAGCCGACGGCAGCGGCAACCAGTCGCTTAGAATTGAGAAATGCTTGATACGGGTCGATCGTGGAGGATTGGGTGGACTGTGGCTTTTTCGCCATGATGGGTAACTCCTTGGTGTGGGCGCATCGTAATGCGCTGTACCGATAAAAACAAAAGCCGATTGCAATACCGTGAGGATGTGTCAGGATCATCACTCGCTTACAATCGGCTTTTGACGCATATACCACGGTTGACCGCAGAGCGCGGCGTGAGTGAATGATCCTGACACACAGAGTATAGCGGTTTCATGGGGGATTGCAACCCCATATTTGCTTATAGTATGTATAAACGGCGCTTATACTGTAACATCAACCCTGGCTTTGCTGGCCTCACTCCCCCATCCTTCGGGGAACCGCTTCTTGAGTTTATCGATATTTGCTTGCATCACATCGCCCATCGGCACGCCGAGCAGCGTACACAGCGCGGCATTGTACCAATCCGTATCGCCTAGCTCTTTGATGAGACCGATACGATCAACCGACAAGCCGGATACGGCCAATGCGCCGATCTGATCCATTACCTCGCCAGCCTCACCGCCTAAACCGAGCGCACACCAGATCAGCATTTGCTCATTGCCGAATAACTGGTATTTGCGCTTATCATGCCCTCCGACCGATGTAACACGTAGATCAATATCCGCGACAGCCATTTCGCAGAGCAGCCGATGGAGTTCGCGCGGATCGAAGCCATGCCTGTGGCAGATGCCCTTCTTGACGTACTCTAGCACCTTGCCGACCTTCGCGCCTAATTCCAGCGCGGCGATCATAATCGCCAGCTCTTCATTCGTGAATGTCGTATCCGGTTCAGCGATCAACGTGCGTGCGGCCTGCTTCTGGTATTCGTTCGCGTCCATTGTGGTATGCCTCTCTTTCAATTTGTGCTAGGCGACGTGCGGCGCGCTATGCGCCGCACGTCCAATCCCTTAAAACATCCGTCAAACGCTCCTGAGCCGTTCTGTGACGTTCTATCGCCTCGCCTTAAATCCCTCAATCAACTCCATCGGCGTGAGCGGCGTTTGTCCAAAGTGCGACAAGTCAGGAATTGGCATACCCGGCTCGATAAGCTGCTCCTGAACTATCACCGTCTTGCCGCCCGGCCCTTGATTGATCACAAACTGCAACTTGATCTTGCTCGTATCCGCGCCCTTGCGATGCTGATCGATCAACTCGATCAAGTCTTCCAGAATGGCATCACGCCGCTCTGGGTCAAGCGTCTCGTAACTGATACTGAATTTGTAGGCCATAGTCTAGCCTTCCTTTCGTTCACGACCAAGCCACGCGCCCAGCCGCAATGCTAATTCCTCCAAAGCGACAACCACGGCCTCGGTTTCGATCTCATCGGCACCAAATCCAGCAAGTCGCTCTCGTGCCATTCTACCCTCCGCTCCCATGGCGCTTGACCCGACAACTGCCATGAGCGCATACGCTACTCGCTTATCCTGCGGCGTGCGACCTGGTACATCGGCCATAGACTGCGTGGCCTGCCGGATAAGGCCGATGATCGCCTCGGTGGTGATCGCGTCAATCGGCTGCTGCTGTCGCAGCGCCTTGCGTATCGCGTCTTGCGCCTCGGCATAGTGCGGCGCTTCTCCCGATAGCGATCCGGCTGTCCACCAGAACCGATCGTCCGTGCGCCGAATAACGCCCGTTGTGGTGCCGTTCGGTTGATACTCCCACTGTTCGACATCGGCGTAGTAGTGCCACACCTGATTCGATGCCATGCCGAACACAAACCCGCGTGATCGGAGCTTGTCGAGTGCGGCATCGCTCGTGTTCGTGACCGGACGCCATGTGCCGTCGTAGTAGTTCTCAGTCACTTCTTGCATGGCATTAGCTCACTTTCTTTTACCCAGCACAAGCCACATCTACGCGCGATCTGCACTTTGCCATTTTTGGCCGATATGACTGTTACCACTTCATTGCGCCACATCGCTTTCATACTGTCACCAATCGCTGATCGTTGCCTTCAAACGTCACGATCTTGCCGCCGGTCATCTGGACTAATCGGCTATACACCCGATCGTCAATCGTGCCGCGCGCTACAAGTTCGTCAAGCGTGTAGTTGCTCGTAATGATTGTCCAGCCGCGCTTGAGCCAGCGCGGGCCGATCAGGTCGTACCAGAAGTCACGCAAGCCCGCTGGCGTGTTCTCCCGGCTCCCCATGTCATCGAACACCGTTAGCCACGCGCGCGTACTAGGCGCAAGCGCCAAACTGCGCTTCTGCTCTAAATCAGCCGCCCAATACTGCTCTGCGTAGCTGATCTCGTCAACGATGCTGACTTGTTTCTCCAGCGATCGGGCGGCGAGTGCTATCGCGCTGGCGAGGTGTGTTTTGCCTCGTCCTTTGCCAGCCGAGTAGAAGTATAGACAGCAGCGCGGATCGTTATAGCTGCGATCTGCGAACGGCGCTTTCCCGGCCTGTTCTAGCCAGCGCTTCCCAGCCTGTACTAGCTTGTCACCGTTCGCTAGGCGCGTGCTGTCGAATGTGGCAAAGGTAAAATCCTGATAGGCACGAATATCGCTCATGATCGGCTCCACTCGATACTCAGCGGCGTGATCTTGTGCGCTGCTGTTACGTTCGGCAATCTTGCCACACGCTGCGACCCAGCAGCTGCAATCGCTCCAATAGCGAATAGCGCGCTGTTGTATTTCGCCACTCCGGTCAATGTGCGTGTTGCGCATCTCGCGCCACTCGATTAACTCAGCACAGTATTGGCATTCGGCCTGCGTGCCAAGCGCCCTAGCCGAATCCATCGGTAAGATCGGCCTCGACTTGTGGTTTGCGCTCTGGATTTCGTTCAGTACCTTGTCGAATATGCTTGCCATTGGTATGTGCCTTTCCCCAAACCTCTCGAATTTGCGCTGGTGTGGGCGGTTGACCCTTCTTACCGCGCCAGTCATGTTTATGAAAATAGTCTGCTGCCTGGGCGATGTTACAGACCACTTGATCGGCACTAACACCCGCAAGCTCTTGCTCTTTCCAAATTTGCGCCGCCGACTGATTGAGCTGTAACTGCTGTTCGCGTGTGCTGATCTTGCCAATGCCGCAAACATCGGCAAGTGCATCCCGAATGGGGATCGGCGTCGGCGGTTTTTTTGGTGGATTTTTGGTATGTGGCGTGCGCGAATTTTTCGCGCCGCTAATACTTAATGCTAAGTCTGTATCATGAGTACCATATACATTATTCTGAGGGATCAATTCTGATCCCGTTTCCGTTCCGATTATGATCCCGTTTCCGTTCCGATTAGCTGTATTATCAGTATTCGGGATCAATTCTGATCCCGTTTCCGTTCCGAATGTTTCTAGTACGACCTCGCGTGCTTTCAGTATCCGCCATTCGATCCAAATATCTTTGAAGCGAACGCGCAAGCCCTTGCGCCCGTGGTTTTGGACTTCAGCGAAGAATGGCCCGTCAGTGATAATTTGCCACCAGCGTTTAATTGTCGGATATGCTTCCTCCATATCGCCGGCAGCATCTTTGAGGTTCAAATCGAACCAGCCATCGCGTTGCACGAGATCGTAGCAGTATGCTAGCAACGGCAAGGCAGGGCCGAGCGTGCGCGCCGGTTTACTATAAAGCGCGCCGGCTGGTATGGGGGGTTGCCACTTTGCCATGATAAATCCAATCAGTAACGGATGTCTTCCCTGCCAGCAACATGCGGTTCATGCTGGGGATATTCGCCAGTGTCGAAAAAGTATTGGCTGAGTGTGCGAAACCAGTTTACCCATTGCGGGGCAGGCCAAAACCATTCGCCTTTGAGGTGGTAAAAATCTAGCTCTTGGTGGAGAATGCGTTCGTATTTCGCGGCATCAGATACAGCGAACTCGTGAATGAGGGTTAAATCATACGGAAGAACCAATCCAATTTGGCGCATTCGGCCATCAGGATACCAGCTCCGCCCTATTTTGTGCGCGCATTGCCAGCCGTTTAAATTCTCCTCAAGGCGCAATAAATAAATCCATCCATGGCGATTTTCCATGGCGATCTCCTATGCGGCTTGTTTTTTGGGGGGAGTATTCGGGAGCGGGGTCATAAGAATGCAGCGCCGTAGATAGGCGCTGATTGTCAGTCCTTCAGCCGCCGCCAGCGCCTCGGCTTTGGCCTTTTCTTCAGCACTGACGAACGCCTTGATCTGCTCTTTTCGTGGCATAGTAGCGGTACTCCTACGGTATGAATATGGTACTAGTATACACGATACAAAACGACAATGCAAGCGATTATTCATACATATTCGTTATAGATCAGCGCGAAACGATAGATAGAAGTTATCGCCAGCGGCGCGTTGCTCGTCGCCAGCTATCGGCCAGCTTGTGACACAATCCCCCATGAACTGCGCGAACGTCGGCGGTTGTTTCTTTGCCGATGTTTTTATAGTGCAAATGATGGAGTTGCCAGCGGAAACCCAGCGGCAGGTGGCATACCGCGCACCTGCCGCCTTGCACTCGATAGCGCGCCCAGCGGAGCCGCTGCCAGTGGGGATTCGCAGGGCTGATAGCGCGGTAGTAGGCTGGCGAACGTCGGCGCTTCACTGGTCACGAAAGAATTGACCGGTCATCAGTTCAAAGACGAGCTGGTCAAGCAGTAGTTCAGCTTCGTGATACGTGCGCGCAAAGCCGACTAACTCGCCGTCTAAATAGCACGCATAGTCGCGTGTCTCCCGATCATAGACAATCTCTTTACGGTACACCGTGACCTCCTATTCTTCTCGTATCGCTGTGGTCAGAAACTTTATCCGGTTTCCGATAGTGACAGCGAATGTGTCTGATAGCTCGATACGCTTTTCAACAATATCCACAAGCACGCTCATCAGAACGTGTTGTAATACGGGATTGAACGGGCGTTCTTCGGTAACGCTACCAAGTAGTAGCGCCCAAAGCGCGCGGGCCTGTTCTGGTGTCATGCGCTCTGCTCGCTTTCTTCTGCTAGCGCCTTTTCAATCTCGGCTTCGACATCGGCGTGCGGGCGATTGACCACGAACGTAATCGGATCGCCAGCGATCGAAGCGTGGATACGGGTATTCTCGCCTTCAGAGACAAAGGCGCGAATGTGGATTGGCAAGATGTTGTATTTCTTGCCTTGCTTGGTTTGAAACTTGAGAAAGTGCATCATGCCTCCAAAAACGTGCGCAGCGCGTCAACGCTGCGCAACTTCAATTTCGCGTCGCGCTCAATCTGCCTGGTGCGCTCGCGTGTGATATCGAACTCCGCGCCGATCATTTCGAGGGTCATATTGTCACGAAAGCGCTTCCAGAGGATTGTACGCTCACGTTCGTCAAGCTGGGCCATGGCGCATTCCAGCGCGCGCGCCAGCTCGTCACTAATCACCGGCGCATCGTAGTCGGTATCCGGCGCTGGCACCGTATCCGCTAGCACGCGCTTATGCTTACTCTCATACACATCAACTGCGGCGTCAAGGCTCAATGGCACGAGCGAGACGGCTTCTAGCACGCGTTGGCACTTCTCAATCGACCAGCCGCAATGCGCGGCAAGCGCAGCCGGCGGCGCATCATAGCCGATCTGCTCACGCGCCTTATTGAGCTTGCGGATACTATCAGAGACATGCACCGGCAAGCGGACAGCGCGGCTTTTGTTGTATAGCTCACGCTCAATTGCTTGCCTAATCCACCACGTCGCCATGGTGCTGAACTTATACCCGCGCTGGTTATCGAACTTCTTAGCCGCACGCATCAGGCCGATGTTGCCTTCCTGGATCATATCGAGCAGATCCATACCGCGTCCAAGATACTTCTTGGCAATGGATACGACCAGGCGGAGATTGTGATTGACCAGCATCTCACATGACGCCGTGCGCTCCTGCTCACGGCTCAGGATCGGCCAATGCGCGATACTGGCAAGATAGAGGTCAACGGGGTCAAGTGTTGTGGTCATACCATCCCTCTCTCTAACTGCCGCTGGCAGCGCGCCAGATTGCGCTCTGCGTTGTCAATCCAGATTAGCGCTTCAAGCCGATCATCGGGCGTTTGTGCCGTCGCGTGCTGGTGCATTGCCGCCGCCCGTAGGCGCTCGTAGGCCGCAATGCTCTCCCAAACGGTGATGCGGATCGGGATCAATGGATCGGATAGATCGTGCTGCTGCATTGTGAACGCTCCTACAGGGCGGCTTCTGCGAGACGGAGGAACGCCTTTGTCGCTTCTGCGACAGTCGGATAGAACTTCCGGTCAACGCCGAATGCGCTGATCACCTTGACCTGATGCTGATCACGCGACGGATCACCATACCACACCTGAACCGACGATCCTGATGCGTTGTCAAAACGCAAATCCAGGCAGTAGGCCGATGGGAGTTCTGGTACAAGGAGCATTGCGGCGCGAAGATCGTCAGGCGTGGTGATAACCTGCTCGGTGTATTTCGTGATGCCAAAAACGTTGAGTGTTGCCATTGGTGATACCTCTTTCTTAGATACTCGACCACGACAAACATTCGTGGATAACGGCGTTGCGGATACGTTCGAGGCTATCATTCAGATACACGATGTGCAAATACTCATCGGTATCCTTGCGACTGTAGGCCCGCCAGCAGGCGCGGGCGATCAGGATCGAAAACAAGCTATTGAGGCAGAATGTCAGGATCAGCACGAGGATTGTCACGCTGCCGCTTGCGTTCTGTGGCATCACGCGGCCTCACGCTTCCACGCCGCGTCAATGGCGCGGGCAATATCCACGATGCTGACGCTCATCGGATCGGCGCACGGCGCTTTTGCCGTGCCTTTGCCGGCGAAAAACCCAGCGGCGTGTCGATACCACGTTGACAGTTCCGGATCAAGAGCAGGATCGTCAATTGCCGCAACCAGCGCGCCCGCGTCAACGTCAATCCCCTCGCCACCGCGCATAATGCCGCGTGCATAGGACGGCCCTGGCAATACGGAACTGAATAGCACGAGCCGCGCGCCAGCCTCATGCGCGGCAAACGTCGCGCCCTGCGGCGCGTTCTCTAGCGCCACAACAAGACCGTCGTCGCTTGTGTAGACCGTGTGCGCTTCTAGGCTGCGGCGTGCGGCGTCTTGCGCGACAAGGCCCGATGCTAGTGCGTCAAGCAACTCGAAACCGTAGGCCAGCAGGCCATGATCGTAAAGCGCGCGGCTGGCTTTCTTGGCAGAGAGTAGCGCGTGCATGCCGATCTTGCGGCTCTCGTTTGCCGCTGGCTTGCCCGTATCGCCTGCGTAAATCAGGTCGATCAGTGGCCAAATAGGATTGAAATCCACGTCAGGGCGGGCCAACACGAGATGTTGTGCAACTTGCAACGTGGCACACGTCTCATTCGCCGCCGCGCCTGCAAGCTGGTGATGATCGAAGCGGAGCGTAGCTGGACTGAACACGCGCCCCGTGTCAACCACAGCATCGGCGCTTGCCAGTACATCAAGATCAGGATTGCCCGTGTTGACGAACAGCACGGCGGCATCTGCCATGCCGCCGTGGCGCTTGAGCAGCCACACCGACCCGATAGCGTCAAAGTCTGGCGAAACGTGCGTTACGATCGTTGTCATCACGCCACCTCCGGCCCAATGGGCGCGAAGTCCACGTCAAGCGGCGCAAACAGCGCCGCGCGCATCTCTGAGCAATCAGCGGGGTGATGGGGCCGATGACAGTACACGCAAGTGGTTGGCACAAACGGAGGTAGCTCGTCGCTCAACCCCTGCTCGCACAGGTCGGTCAAGATCTCGAAGGCCAGCGCGTCTAACGCGGATTCTGCCTGGCTGTAGCTGTCGTACTCCATGCTACTGATAACCAGCTCGCCATCGCGCAACTCGCCAATGTAGCCAGTGATCCGCCCGCGCCGGCCGTTCTTCTTGGTTTCGTATGCTGGGGTGATGATCTTTTCCATTGCCGTGCCTCTTTCTTACTTTGCGCCAATTTTGATAGCGACCGTGTAAGCGTCGGGCAATGAGCCGAACGCGGTTGGTATGGAGTATGCAGCGCCCTCGAAAACGTGATAGTTCTTTTTGCCGTATTTCACAACCGTGAAGCCATTCACCGCTACATCGTCGCCCACTTTCAAAGCCTTGACTGCTGCTATAATTTCGTTCGTTGTCATGATGTGTGCCTCTTTCTGCTATGCTTCCGAACTAGCGTTAGTGTATCACAAATGATACACGTTGTCAAGCATCAATCTGGGGGATAGCGAGCAGCGGCGCAAGAATGCGAATGTCAACGGCTTGCTCTGCCCAGCCGGCCGGTAGCGGCGTGCTTGCCAGGACGGTGCGCGGTATGATGGTGCGAAAGGCGCGACTGAACCTGCCGTGTCGCCAGCGCCACACGACAGCACGGGTTACGCCGAGCTGTGCGGCGAGTGCGCTTTCGCTCAGTCCGTGCGCGGTTTTGAGGCGATCGAGTGCCAGGTTGACTTGCTGGGTGATTTCGTCCATTGTGCTATCCTTTGCTGCCGCAGGCGCTAGACGCCTGCGGCGTGTGTGCGAATGGTCAAGCGAATACCGGGCGGCTCCGGCCTGCCAAGAGATCATGGCAGTAGCGCGCCATATCGAACGGTCGCTCAAGTCCAGTAAGCGCGATCAGTTCATCATGCACGATCGTGCGCTGCGCGCTCAGGTAGCGCCAGTCCTCCGATCGGAGATCCGGCATAGCCATGAGTGCAATGTAGTTCAGGTATTCGCGCGCCAGGTCAAACAAGCGCTGTTCCTGCTCGTTCATGCCGATACTCCTATTCCGGCGGCTGCAACATGCCGATCGCCTCGCTGGCCTGTGCGATGCTCAGATCGTCAACGCCACAGCCGAACGTTGTACC